TGAGATTATTGACAATCAGGAAGCTATTGACTATGTAGTGGAGAAGTATTTCAAAGAGACAGAAAAGACCGGGAGCAATTCAAGCATGGTACAGCGTATCTATTCTCCTAAGTTTCCGAAGCCTGCGGGTGGGAGAATCTTTGTCAGACCGGACTACCCGGAAATCCCGGACGGCGGCAGAAATATTTCTCTCACCAGTCTGGCAGGTGCATTGCACAATACCGGGTACACTCCGATGCAGATTTATCAGGAATTGCAGAGAGTCAATGAGGAAGTGTGCAAGCCACCTCTTCCAGACAGAGAACTACAGATCATTGCAGAAAGCATAAGTAGATACAGGAGGTAAACATGGATATGAAATTGAAGTCATGCCCGTTTTGTGGTGGAGATGCACGATTATTCGTAAACAATGGCGTAGAAGTGCAGTGTACAAAATGTGGTATTCACACAGAAACACTGATTGATATGCCGAACAGATGTGGCAGTAAAAGCAGTCATGCAATAGAAAGGGTAATTGAGAAATGGAACAGCAGAGTGTAGTACCTACAGATACTTGCGTCACCTGTGAGAACTTCATAGGTGGCGGTGACTGGGGACTCTGCTGCAAGATCAAATACGATCTGTGCTATGAGTGTACCCCGAAGTGCAAAGATTATCAGCAGAAGGAGGTGAGAAAGAGTGGAAGATGAATTATTTCAGTTGTCCAACGGACGCTATGTAACATCGGTAGAGATTTCAGAAAAGCTGACATACATCAAAGAACATCACCCTGAGACTTCCTATCAGGAAGATTCTACAGGGTACTCTTGGGATGAAGCGGGAATGGCTGACCTCTTCTCAGAGTGTTACGATCATGATACCCGGTACTGCCCGGAAGCAAAATCATGGTACACCTATGACGGCGGCAAGTGGCAGAAGGATGTAGGATCACTGCTTGTGTCCAATAAGATCAAAGAGTTTGTCAGGATCATGGCTCTTTACTGCGGAGAAATCCCGGACGAAGATAAGCGTAAGCAGTACATGGCTTTTGTTGGTAAGATGGGTGACAGGCGTTTCCGTGACAGACTCATGAAGGATGCAGCAGACAACTTAAAAATTGCGGCAGCAGAGTTTGACACGCACCCATTTCTGATTAACTGCAAGAATGGTACTTACGATCTGGAATCACTGACATTCCGTGAGCATAAATGGGATGACTTCTTAACGATGCAAACCAATTTTGAGTACGGTGTGAAGAAAGAGAAGTGTGCCAGATGGGAACAGTTTATCAAGGAAGTAACGCAGAACGACAAGGACAAAGCTGACTACCTGCAACGTGCCTTGGGTTACTCCCTCCTTGGAACATCTAAGGAAGAGTGTATGTTTATCCTGCATGGTAAGACCACCAGAAACGGAAAGTCCACCATGCTTGATGCAATTCAGCACTTGCTTGGTGACTACTCCACGGTCACACCTGTAGAACTGATCTGCCGGGGTTACAGAGCAAAGAACGCAGAAGCCGCAAGCCCGGTACTGGCAAAGCTGAAAGGTAAGCGAATGGTTACTATGAGTGAGTCGGACACTGCCGGGAAGTTGGATGAATCAGTTATCAAGCAGCTTACTGGTGGTGAAGAGATCACCGCCCGTGAGTTGTACCAGACAGCAATTACATTCAAGCCGCAGTTTACTATGTGGCTGTCCTGTAATGACCTGCCTGCTGTAAAAGATAAGTCCCTGTTTGCTTCTGATCGTGTGCGTGTTATTGAATTTAACAGGCACTTCAACGATGACGAACAGGACAAAGGTTTGAAGGACTACTTTGAGTCACCGGAAGCCATGCGTGGTATCTTTACATGGTTAGTTGCCGGGTACTTCAAATACAGAAGGTTTGGTCTGAAAATGTCAGATAACATGAAGAAGGTAGTCAAGCAGTATGAGAAAGACAACGATCTTGTATTGCAGTACCTTGAAGAGAAGTGTGAGCGTGACGATGAATCGGTCACAAAGGCAAAGACTCTCTTCGACAACTACAAAATCTGGTGCAAAAGCAATGGTTATTATGTATGCAGTATGAAGAAATTCAATGCAGAACTTACCATGCACCCGGAATGGTACACAGAAAAGTCCCTCATGAAAGGCGTGACCGTGTACCGTGGCATTAAGAGAAGGGATGGGTAAGCTATGGATGTAAAAGACTTTATTGACATGATTACAGATGAAGAAGAGATTCCGAAGAGTGAGATTGCAGAGAAAGCAGACATTGATAAGAGAGCATTGTATTCTCTGCTGTCAAGGGACAACGGAATGGGAATGACCGTCCGAAAGTTCGTAGAACTGGCAGAAAGCCTTGGTTATCAGGTCTTGCTTAGTAATGGCGAGACAGGTGACGAGTATCTTTTTGACGGTGAAAGTGATGAATATTAGTTAGGTGTCCTCAGATTGAGGACTATCTCTATAATTTCTCTTAGTATACGACTACTAGGGAAAATTATACAAGGTGTCCTCAGATTGAGGAGTCGCAGAAAGGAGCAGAACTATGGAAAGTTATGTAGAGAGATGGCAAAGAGAGCAGAAAGAGAAGGAACAGAAAGGAGTAGGTAAAAATGGCAGAAGAGAAGAAAACGAGAGGGAAGGACAGAAAGCCCAGAAGGACAGCAGGGTATCAGAAGAGTAGCCCTGCGAACTTGGAGAAAGCAAGAGAGAATAGTCCGATTGTGCAGGGGCATAACCCTGATCTGCCAGAAGGGTATAACTCCCGGATGATTCAGTTCACTATGGAGATCATGCCTGCTGAGAAGTTGGACTATAACGACATCGAAGAGATGAAAAGACGGTTCATGCACTATCTGGAAACGTGTGCAAAGTATGATATGAAGATAGGGAATCAGGCTGCGTATGCTGCGATAGGTATTGATAAGGGTATTGCATGGGAGTGGGTCAACCGTTGTACAACGAACCCCGCCCGCACCGACTTTATCAAAAAGGTGCAGAAAGTGTGTGCCCTTTACAGGGAAGGACTCATGCAGGATGGCAAGGTCAATCCGGTAACGGGTATCTTCTGGCAGAAGAACTATGACGGTATGAAGGATCAGACAGAAATGGTTCTGACCCCTAACAACCCGCTTGGTGACACTGCCGACACAGAAGCCCTTGCAAGGAAGTACCTTGACAATGCCGACATTGTAGACGTGCCAGAAGGTGAACTCTCAGAAGTCGCAGAAGGGGCAGAAAGCCCTAAAATCAAATAAGGCAATGAAATACGCCCCGGTGTAGGAAAGACCTGCTGCCGGGGCGTGTGTGCGTTCTGAGGGCATAGAGAAAGCCCCGGATCACACGGGGCGGGTGTTCTACCCATTCCATATGATCCGGGGTTTCTGTTTCCTCCAATATTCTATTATGTCCGGGGTTTCTGTTTCGTACATTGGTATATTATACAACTTGCATCCCTCCGGGGTCATGTAATAGCCTTGACCGTACCGGGGTAGTAGTTCACAACCTGTCACGCCTAAAATGTTGCGGCTGTCCTGTCCGCTGCGTGTCCTGAGTGCTACACGACTATCAAAGTTTACTTTAATAGGTGTAGGGATCACGGCAGACAACGGGCACTGTGTAGCCGCTACAACGTGGACATTTGCCGCCCTGCCGATCTGACAGAGCCGTTGCAATATCGGCTGTACTTGCTTCTTATTCGTTGTCATTAAGTCCGCTAATTCATCAGTAACCACATACACAGCCCCGCCGCTGTATTTCTTGACGTGCTGTCGTGCCATGTCTCTATACCTGTTATCTGTTATTGTTATAGCTTCCTGTAATGCCTGTACCATTTCCCCCGGTTCACTGCTGTATACGAGTGTATGCGGTAACTCTTTATAGTCCACCAGTTCAACCCGTTTAGGGTCGATCAATATAAACTGTACAGCGGCGGGGCTGTCCTTTAGTGCTGTTGTCATCATGCCATTTATTACAACGCTTTTACCGCTGCCCGTAGCCCCTGCAATTAGTAAATGGGGCTGTTGTAGCATATCGGCGTAAAGGTTATAATAGTCAAGTTCTGGCGTTTTCCACACTCTTTTCACTCTATCACGCTTCTTTCTGTATTGGTTTACACTCTGCATTTATACGGGCTTGTGACCGCCTATGGCTGCATTATAAACCAATGCCCCGGACTGCTGCCGGGGCTTGTGGCTAGTTCATAAAATTATGATCGTACTGTTTTACAGTTCCCAGAGTTGCCGCCGTGGGTGCTTCACCTGTAAAGCGGTCAACCTCTGTCACTGGGATGTAAAACGCTGTGTAGTGTCCTGTTTCGTTGGTTGTACAGTTGTAATATTCAAACGTGTTTAACAGGGTTTCAAACGTTGTGTTTAAATGTTTCCCGTTCTGTACTACCGTACTAAATAACCCCGTTTCCGGTCTGAGGTTGCAAGGACATAACATAATAGCCATATTGTTATTAAATACCCGGCGGGCTGTTGCCTTGCTGACTCTCTCAAAAGTAAAACCATCTTTTCTAAAGCTGTATTCTCTCATAATACAAGACCTCCTATATTCTGTTGTGTGTTCTGTTTCCAGATCCCCGGCAGTACGCCGGGACGCTTGCGGCTTGACTGGCTATTTATACACGCCGCAACGTGTGTTATTCTTCGGACTCGTCAAAGTCCCCGTTTTCTTCCATCTCGTCTAATACATCGGATATAATAGAGCCTAACAGATAACATCTAATAGTTACGTCTGCCCATTCAGCACCCTTTTCTATAACGTTTATGTCGTTCTGTCCGAACTCGTTAAGGGCTTCGCTGAGTAAATCCCAGTTGTGGGCTATGCTTTCCTCTGCGTTGTAGGAGTTACAATAGTAAGAACCGCTTGCATTTCCTGTTATGCTGTCCTCTGTCAAAAGATCATCATTTAACTGTTGTTCTAGTCCTTCTCTGTCCTCTGTCCACTCTGTCAAATCAATGTTTTCTTTGATCCATTCTTTTACATCCTCTGTCATTGCTTCTCTGTAATCATACATAATACTTGACCTCCTATATTCAATTATCAATTTGTGCAATCTGTACACCGGGCGGCTTGCCTGCTGTACAGCAGCATTGACAGCCTATATTTATTTGTCGGCTATCAAATACCTTTTTGTATTTGTTAAGTATAGTATATAATACATTTTTGTATTTGACAATACATTTTTGTATTTATTTTAAAATTATTTTCTGGTGATCTGGTGACAGGATGACAGCACCCGGACAGCACACCCCCGGAGGGGGAAACAGACCCCCGCCCGCCGGGGCGGGTGAGGTGCGAAAGTTCCGCAAAAATTAAAAAGTCACTTTTAATACATAAAGGTATTGACATACAAAAATGTATTTGCTACAATACAATCAACAAGGAGGTGCGATATGACAGCAAAAGATGTTGTAAAAGAAATCATGACTCTAAAAAAGCTGAGTCAATCCAAACTGGCTGAACTGGCAGGATTTAAAAGTCAATCCAATGTAACAGGTATTCTGAATCGTGGAAGCAGCATGAGAGTAGATAACTTGGAACAAATGCTTTCAGCAATGGGGTACAAGATCGTGGTTATGCCTAAAGACACGCCTATACCGGAAGATGGTTATAAGGTCGAAAACGAAATCGAAAGAGAGGACTTATCATGAAGATTAGAAAGAACATAGTGGGTTACACCATTCCTTTATTTCTGGCGTTGCTTTGCTTCGTAGGAGGAATTGGTGAGAAGAGTGATGCAGGTACAGCAATGGTTGTTACGGCATTGGTTATCGTTGCATGGTGTGGGCTGAACTGGCTTACCACTTCGCTTGAAGTGAAGGATGGTTTAATCACGGGACGCACCGGACTGATTAAGAAGCAGCGGTTATCCTCTCCGGTATCGAAGATTCAGTATTGTGAGTACAAGCACTTCCTGTGTTTCAACACAATTCGCATAAATGCAATCACAGGTCAGTACACTTTCAAAAATATGAGAAATGCGTCAGCATTTGTGAATGGTGTAAACCGTGAAATGAGGTAGAGTAGGTAGAGCAAAACACGATTTTGCTATAACTTCTTCTAGTAGGGGCTATACTATAAAAAGTATGAACAAAATTAGAAAATACTCTACCTACTCTACCCCGGACGGAAGGAGGGCGTAAGATGGGATATCTGGTAATCGGATTACTCTGGTTTACATGGTGGTGTATTAAGCTGTTTTTCTCACTGAGTTGGTGGATAACAATAAATCTGGTAATACGCCCTATGGTCTGGGTGATTACGCTACCATTCAAGTTAATATGTAAATAGCTGTAGAGGTGCTACAGTTTGTCCAATGGGACTGTCGTTTTGACAGTCCTTTTTTTTTATTCTCAGGAGGTTATTATGAATTATTTGAAATTGAAACAGAAGATTTATGAAGCTATAGAAAGGAATCCGCTTGATAGGTCAGCTTACGAAGAGATGTTTGCCGTCTGCCGGGAGTATGAGAAGATCGACTTCCAAACCGCACACGCATGGAATCATGAACTGCGTAATCATATCTCATGGGGACTGCGGATGACGGTAAGTTGTCAAAAGTTTGACGAAGCCAGAGAGTTTGATGATCTGATGTTCAGGTCACTTCTTTTCGGGGCACAACATTTCTTCGATGATTACTTACAGGCGGTAGAGTACGGCAAGCCGCTTGATAAGAAGTTCTATCAGCCCCGCCGTCACTATTTAAGAAGATATGTAGACGCATATCAGGAGATTCTTGACGGGAAACTGGACTTTCTATCCATCTCCATGCCGAAGAGAGCCGGGAAGTCTCAGTTAGGAATCAACTTTACGAATATGCTTTCCGGTAAATACCCGGACAGAGCAACGCTTATGGAAGGTACAGGTGATGACCTTGTTAAGTCTTTCTATCTGGGATGTCTGGAATACCTGACTCTTCCCAGTGACTATCATTTTTATGATATCTTCCCAGAGAGCAAACTTGTACAGACCAATGCCGATACGAAGATCATAAACCTTCTGCATAAGTCCCGATTCCCTACGGTCATGTGCCGATCCATTGATGCCCGTCAGGTAGGTCTTTCCGAAGCAACCAACCTTCTGTACCTTGATGACTGTGTGGAAGGACGTGAGGAAGCAAAGAACCGTCAGAGACTTGATGACAAGTGGGAGGTTATCTCCGGTGATATCATCGGACGTGCTATTGAGGGTACACCTATTGTCATCTGCGGTACACGATACTCTCTATATGATCCTATCGGGCACTTGCAGGAAGAGATGCAGAAGCAGGGAAAACGATGCAAGATCATTGAGACACCTGCTCTTGATCCGGTGACAGATGAAAGTAACTTTGAGTATATGCGTGAGGGCAGAAAGGTTTTCACCACTCAGTATTTCAGAGATCAGCGTGAGATGCTTTCTGAGGAACAGTTTGAGTCTGAGTTTCAGCAGCAGCCGTTTGAAGCAAAAGGAATCCTTTTCCCGG